AACACATCTGAGCAACTATTTAAGATTGAGTTTGAGTGTGAGTTTTTGGGATCTGTTGATACTCTTATTGCTCCTAGTAAATTAAGAAGTTTTGTTTATCATGAACCAGAAACTACAAGTGCTGGACTTGATGTTTATGTTGATCCTATAAAAGGTCATGATTATGCTATGGCAGTGGATGTAGCAAGAGGTGTAGCAAAAGACTATTCTGCTTTCATTGTTGTTGATATAACCGAGTTCCCTCATTCGGTGGTAGCAAAATATAGAAATAATGAAATAAAACCAATGTTATTCCCTACTATCATTGATGAGGTTGGTAGGAAGTATAATGATGCTTTTGTTTTATGTGAGGTAAATGATGTAGGAGATCAGGTAGCAGCTATTCTTAATTTTGATTTAGAGTATAAGAATCTGTTGATGACTTCTATGAGAGGTAGAGCAGGTCAAGTTGTAGGTCAGGGATTCTCTGGTAAGAAAACTCAACTTGGAGTTAAGATGTCTAAGACAGTTAAAAAAGTTGGATCTCTTAATTTAAAAACTTTAATTGAAGAAAATAAACTTCTTTTTGCAGATTATGACATTATCTCTGAGTTAACTACCTTTATTCAGAAAAGTAATTCATTTGAGGCAGAAGAAGGATGTAATGATGACCTTGCTATGTGTCTTGTCATATATGCATGGTTAGTAGCCCAGGATTACTTTAAAGAACTTACTGATCAGGACGTAAGAAAAAGATTATACGAAGAACAAAAAAACCAGATAGAACAGGATATGGCTCCGTTTGGATTTATGGTTGACGGTTTAGATGCTGAGAGTGAAGTGGATAGTGATGGTGATAGATGGTTCCAAGCAGATGAATATGGAGACAAATCTTATATGTGGGAGTATATGTCATAGTGTTCACGCACTGCTCATAGCATTTTAACCCATCGTAAACTTACCTTTTAATAAATAATTTCTAGATAAACTGAGAATCACGGGAAGAAACATGGCGACTCCACAATTATCTCCAGGTGTATTAACTAGAGAGGTTGATTTAACCGTAGGTAGAGCTGAAAACGTATTAGATAACATTGGTGCTATTGCGGGTCCATTCCCGATTGGTCCTGTTGACGAACCTACGCAGGTCTCCACGGAAGAGGAATTAATTAAAGTATTTGGTAAACCAAAAACTCAAGACGGTCAGAATGAGTATTGGTTAACCGCAGCATCATACCTTTCGTATGGTGGAGTATTAAAAGTAGTTAGAACTGCTGGCGATAACTTAGCAAATGCTAATGCTGGTGTTGGTATTGCTTCTACTACAATGACAGGTAGTGCAAGAATTGATAATTACGAAGATTATGTTAATGACCACAGTACAGCAACTGACTTTACATTTGCTGCTAAAACTCCTGGTACATGGGCAAACAGTTTAAAGGTTTGTTTTATTGACGATCTTGCAGACCAGACAATTGGTATTACAACTGATAGTCTTACAACTGCTGGAGCAAGAATTGGTTACGGTGTTACCGCATTACTGGCAAATGCAGTAATACCTGGTGCAGGTACAACTTCATTATTCAATGGTTATCTAAAAGGTATTATTACTGGTGTATCAACCGATTCTACTAATAGTGCTTCTACATTCGATGTTAAGATTCTTTCTAGAGTTTCTAGTGCTGGAACAGAAACAGCAATCACATATGAAGAAGGAAACTCTTTCGCAGCATTTACAACTTCTTCTGCTGTAAGATTCCTAAACAACTCTGGTATTGTTAGTATGTCTTCTGCTGTTGCGGCATTTACACCTACAACTGCTGTTGACTGGTATGATCAGCAAACTTTAGGTCTAACCAACTCCACAACTTATTGGAAGTCACTAGCACCTAAACCAGTAACTGGTAAGTATTGTACTGATAGAGACAGTAAGGGTGATGGTATTAATATTGCTATTGTTGACGATCTAGGAAAGATCACTGGTATCCAAGGAAATCTTCTTGAGAATCATCAAGGACTTTCTAAAGCAAAAGATGCTATCTCTGCTGTTAACTCACCACAGAAGATCTGGTACGAGCAATATCTTGCAGATTTCTCTGACGAAGTTTATGCTGGTGGTGATCCATCTAGCACTCCTGATGCTTATTTCGATACAACTCCAAGAGCAACTGGATTCTCTACTGATTACACTGCTATTACTACAGCAGATGGTTCATGGGGTCAAGACGCACAGGGTGTTACATTCGCTGCTATTGGTAATAGAACTTACACCTTAACTGGTGGTAATGACTATGGTGCTGGTATTGGTACTGGAATGCAAGCAACTCTTGGAGATCTAATCACTTCTTATGGTAAATTATCCAATAAGGATGAGGAAGAAGTAGATTACTTCATCATGGGTCCTGGTCTTACAAACGAAAATGATTCTCAAGCGAAAGCAGGGTATCTACTTTCATTGGTTGCTGACAGAAAAGATTCAATCGCTACAATTGGACCACATAAAGCACATTTAGTTGGTGTTACTAACACAACTACTCAAACCGATAACGTCATTAAGTACTTCAGTGCTTTATCATCTTCATCTTACGGTGTATTTGATAGTGGTTACAAGTACATGTATGATAGGTTTAATAATAAGTTCTGTTGGACTCCAACGAATGGTGATATTGCTGGACTAATGTGTCGCACAAGCATCAATTCATTCCCATGGTTCTCACCTGCAGGACAGCAACGTGGTATTATCAACAATGCTGTTAAACTTGCATACAACCCAAGTAAAGCAGAGAGAGACAGACTTTATCCAGCAAGAATTAACTCAGTTATTACTCAACCTGGATTAGGTACACTACTCTTTGGTGATAAGACTGCTCTCGGTTATGCATCAGCATTTGATAGAATTAACGTTCGTCGTTTATTCTTGACTGTTGAGCAAGCACTACAAGGTGCAGCAGAGGCACAACTCTTTGAGCTCAACGATGAGTTAACAAGAGCAAACTTCCGCAATATTGTGGAACCATACTTACGTGACGTTCAGGCGAAGAGAGGACTTTATGGATTCCTCGTTGTTTGTGACACTACAAACAATACACCTGATGTTATTGATAATAATGAATTCCGAGCAGACATCTTCCTGAAGCCTGCGAAGTCAATTAACTTTGTTACTCTTACTTTCGTTGCTACCCGTACTGGTGTTAGTTTCGAGGAAGTAGCAGGTCGAGTTTAATCATATAATCTAAATACACAGGAGGATAGCAAACCATGGCAACAACAAGACCAAATAGATCAATTGCCGATTTTAAAGGCAAATTAGTAGGAGGCGGTGCAAGGCCGAATCTCTTCGAGGTAACAATTCCCACACTACCAGCAGGTATTGCTTGGGATGGAGATACCTTTAGATATATGTGTAAGGCAGCATCAATGCCAGCATCAACAATAGCAAATATTGATGTGCCATTCAGAGGTCGTATTTTTAAAGTCGCTGGAGACAGAACAGTTGATGTTTGGTCAATAACAGTCATCAATGATGAGGACTTTAAATTAAGAAATGCGTTTGAGGAATGGATGGATTTAATTGCTAAGTTAGATAATAACTTAGGTGCAACTAGTCCAGATGCATATATGGTTGATGCAGAAGTATTCCAACTTGGTAGAGGATCTACTAAAGCAAGTACTGATAGTGGTGGATCAGATAATACTGTTCTAAAGCAGTATAAGTTCCAAAGTATCTTCCCAACTTCATTGTCAGCTATAGATTTATCCTATGATACAGGTGATACTATAGAAGAATTCACAGTAGAATTCCAAGTTCAGTCCTTCGAGTATGCAGGGGCTGGTGGTCCTAACGGATAGTATGCTATAATATTGATAGACTAAATAACTAGTATAAAGAACTAGTTTAATAAATCATGGCTAAATTATTTGGGTTCTCTATAGAGGACACCGAACCACTCTCACCTACAACGGTATCCCCCGTTCCTCCTAATGACGAGGACGGGGTTGACCATTATATGAGTAGTGGTTTTTTTGGTTCTTATGTAGACCTAGAAGGTGTATATCGTACTGAATTTGAGTTAATAAAAAGATATCGTGAGATGGCTATCCATCCTGAATGTGATAGTGCTATAGAAGATATTGTAAATGAAGCACTTGTTTCTGATTCTAATGATCAACCTGTAGAATTAGATCTTAATCATTTAAATGCTAGTGATGGTATAAAGAAAAAGATTAGAGATGAGTTTAAATATATTCTAGATCTATTAGATTTTGATAAGAAAGCACATGAAATTTATAGGAATTGGTATATTGATGGTAGAATCTATTATCATAAAGTAATTGATTTAAAAGCTCCCCATGAGGGAATACAAGAGTTGCGTTATATAGATGCAACTAAAATGCGTTTTATTCGTAAAGAAAAGAAGTCTGAGAAAAACAAATATAGAAATCCTGCGATACCTGCCAACGATAACCCAATGGAGTTTGAGTGGCCACAGATAGAAGAATACTTCATTTATAATCCAAAACTTAGTTATCCTACTGGTAATGTAAATGCTACTGGTGCAAGTGCAGGAATTAAGATTGCTAAAGATGCAATAACATACTGTACTTCGGGTCTTGTAGATAGAAATAAAGGAAATACTCTTTCTTATCTACACAAATCAATCAAAGCACTCAATCAATTACGTATGATTGAGGATAGTCTTGTTATATACAGATTATCTCGTGCTCCAGAACGTAGAATTTTCTACATAGATGTAGGTAATTTGCCTAAAGTGAAAGCAGAGCAATATCTCAGAGACGTGATGATGAGATATCGTAATAAACTTGTATACAACGCAGACACAGGAGAGATCCGTGATGACAAGAAGTACATGGCAATGCTTGAAGATTTCTGGCTCCCTAGAAGGGAAGGAGGTCGTGGAACTGAAATTTCTACTCTTCCAGGAGGCCAAAACCTTGGTGAAATCACGGATATTGAGTACTTCAAAAAGAAACTATATCGGGCTCTCAATGTACCCCCATCAAGAATGGACGGAGAGGGAGGATTTAACTTGGGAAGATCCTCAGAGATATTAAGAGACGAAGTTAAATTTAGTAAGTTTGTTGGACGTTTGAGAAAGAGATTCTCAAGAATGTTCATTGATATGCTGAAAACTCAGTTGCTGCTTAAAAATATCGTTACTCCCGAAGATTGGGAAATAATGAGTGAGCACATACAATTTGACTTCTTGTATGATAATCACTTCACTGAATTAAAAGAAGCAGAACTAATGACCGAGAGGTTAGGATTGCTTGCAACTGTGGAACCATATGTTGGTAGATACTATTCTCAGGATTGGGTTCGTCGTAATGTATTACGTCAAACTGATGAAGATATATTAGAACAAGATAAGATTATTAAGAAAGAAATAAAAGATGGTATTATACCTGATCCAGCAGAAATGATGATGGATCCTGAAGGGACTGGTGGTTTAAGACCAATGCCTATAGAAGGAGAGTTGGGTGCTAATGGTGCTGGTGGTGAACCAGATGCTGCACTTAGATCTATGAATGTAGATTCTCAAGTAGCAACTCAAGATGCTAACATTGTTAGACCGAAAGGTGGAGAAATCTAATCGAACATGCTGAAGAGGATAAAAATCCGAACATTAAAGTAGACTGGGGTATTAACGATATTCGTATACTTCATGATGCTATGGAATGTTATATGTCTAAGGAAATCGATTATGAAAAAACTGCTTACGAAAAAGAACATGTAGAAGGAATGAAAAGAACATTATATCAAATGATCTTAGAGTTTAATTATTTTAGACTCAACTCTGACTAATACATAAATATTAACAATTACTCACATTTAATACAATGCCTGATACTGAAACTGAAATGAATCCAACCGAAACTGAAACAACTGAAACAGGAGTAACTGGAGCTGTTGGTAAAGATATACAATCCGCACTAATGGATATGATAATTTCCGACGAATCACCATCTAATATTAGCGATACTATTAAAGATATGCTTTATGCAAAATCAGCAGAAAAAGTTGATGCTTTTCGTCCTGACGTAGCAACAAGTACTTTTAATCCTGAACCTGAAGTAGAAACTGAGGTAGACACTGAAACTACTGAGGAAGAGTAATTATAAATAACTACTAATGTAGAACCCTTATTTAGTAATGGCGTATAAATCAGTCGGAAATGTAATAACTGTAGCTGCTGGTGGAGCATCTACAGCATCTTCTGCTTTCAATCAGCAGACGGAATACTTGAGAGTAGTTGCTATAGGAACTGCTGCTCATGTTGCGGTATCAGGATTCGATTCCACAGGAATCGGAGTTTCTGCTTATCAGGATAGTTCGACTTATCTCGCAGCAGATACACCAGAGATAATTGCAATGGGTAAAGTTGCTTCTCAACCAATAGTCGGAATAACTACTGAGGCTGGTGATGGTGGAACAGGGTTCAGTAATCTTGTTATTAGTATACCTGAAGGACAGTATGCTCAGTTCCCTGTAAATGCAACAGTTAGTGCTAGTGTTAATGGTCAACCATGGTTTGATTTTACTGATAAAAGGGTTAAGTCAATTAATACTCGTTTTGGACCGATGGATGCTACGGCTGGATATGGTGCAAAATTGACAATCATTGATGCAATAGCAGGTAACAATGCTATAGCAACTGCTTTCTCAGCAACATTAGGTTCTTCACCAAGAGCTGCTGAGTTAAGGTCTTCACAAAAGATTGCTGCTATAAATTCTCAGTTTACTGCTGGAAAAAATAGTACAGTAACAGCACAACAAGTCCAAATTGTAGGGGGTTAAACAAATGAAACTAATCAGAGAAGAAATTGAATCTGTAAAAGTTATCACCGAAGCAAAGAAAGGTGGTGGAAAATCCCTTTATATCGAAGGTGTTTTTCTACAAGGAAACATAAAAAACCGTAATGGTCGTATGTATCCTATGGAAACTCTACAACGTGAAGTTGGTAGATACATGAAAGAGCATGTTACTACTGGCAGAGCACTTGGAGAACTTGGTCATCCTGATGGTCCTACTGTAAACCTTGATAGGGTTTCACATAAGATTACATCATTAAGAGAATCTGGCACTAACTTTATTGGTAGAGCAAAGATTCTTGAGTCTACCCCAATGGGTAAAATAGCATCCTCACTATTAAGTGAAGGAGTTAAACTAGGCGTTTCATCTCGTGGTATTGGTTCACTAAAACCAACCAAAGAAGGATTTAATGTCGTAGGAGAAGATTTCATGTTAGCAACTGCTGCTGACATTGTTGCCGACCCTTCTGCACCTGACGCATTTGTCGAAGGTATTATGGAAGGTAAGGAATGGATATGGGAAGGAAGCATCCTTCGTGAGAGAAAAGCAGAAGAAATTAAGAGTAAAATTGATACTCTTGCAGGACGTAAGATGCTCGAAGAGCATAAGATAAGTCTATTCGATGAGTTTATTAACTCATTGTAAATCCACACATTATAAATAAATATAGATTTCAACAGGAAACTCGGAGATTACAAGCAATGTCTAGTGACAAAAACTTACAAAAAATGGAAAGGGACATCGTGAACGAAATTACAGAACCGTCACAGTCCAAGACTGCTGTTAATGCAAACGCAGCGCCTGGAAACCCTTTACCAAAAGAAGGAAGCAATGCTTCTGGAGTATCAACACCAGGAAACACACCTCCTTTTGAGGATTTAGGTGGACCAACTGTGGATAACGCAAGTCCAACTAATGATTCTGCTAAACTTAAGGATCCAGCAGGAAGCCTTAAGCAGGTAAGAGATGTAGTCACTAAGAAAGGTGCTAAAGCCGATCCTATGAAAGGTCTTAACTCTGGTGATGAAGTTGAAATCAAGGATGATCAAGAAGTCGTTGCTGAAGAACCAGCAGTGGAAGAGGATCAAGTAGTTGCAGAAGCAGAAACTACCGAAGAGGAAGTTGTTGCTGAAGCACCTGACTATACCGAAATTAGCATCGATGAAGATGTTAATGCTTTGGTTGCTGGCGAAGAATTGTCTGAAGAGTTCAAAGAGAAAGCGAAGACAATCCTAGAAGCAGCAGTTAAAGGTAAGGTTATCCAAATCAAGGAAGTACTCGATGCTGAGTATGAATCAAAACTCCTTGAGGAGGTAGAAGAAATCAAAGGCGCACTTAATGAGCGTGTTGATTCCTACCTAGAATATGTTGCTGACGAGTGGTTCACTGAGAATCAACTTGCAGTAGAAGGCGGTCTTAAAGAAGAACTCACAGAGTCCTTTATGACTGGTCTTAAGAGTCTTTTTGAAGAACATTATGTATCACTCCCTGAAGATAAATATGATGTGCTTGAGAGCATGGTAGAAAAACTAGATGACATGGAAGCTAAGCTCAATGAGCAAGTCGAAAAGAATGTCGCATTAAATAGAAGACTCGCTGAGTCATCTGCTGATGTAATTCTTGCAGACGTATCCGAAGGTCTCGCTGAGACCCAGAAGGAGAAGCTCGCCTCACTTTCCGAAAGTGTAGAGTTTGCAAGTGAAGAATCTTATCGTGAGAAGTTGGAGACACTGAAGGAATCTTATTTCCCTTCTAAGAAGTCTGCTCCAGCGCAAGCTAAGTCCGAAACACTCTCTGAAGGAGTAGATAGTTCACCTGAATCCATTAGTGGTTCGATGGCTAGTTACTTGAAGATGGTGTCGGCCATTAGCAACAAATGAATTAAACATTAACGTAAACAACACTAATTTAAGCAAATGTTCCAATCAGAACAGTTGCAGGAAAAGTGGGCTCCATTGCTAGACTATGAAGGTCTTGATCCAATCAAGGATAATCATAGAAAAGCAGTTACCGCTGTCCTGCTCGAAAACCAAGAAAAGTTTTTAAAGGAAACCGCATCATTTGAGAATAGCGGATCATTCCTTACAGAAGCCGCACCAACCAATAGTGGTGGAAACCCACAAGGTTTCTCTGGTGCTGCTACAGCAGCTGGTCCAGTTGCTGGTTTCGACCCAGTTCTAATCTCCTTGATTAGACGTGCAATGCCAAACTTGGTCGCATACGACCTTGCTGGTGTTCAACCAATGAGTGGTCCTACTGGACTCATCTTCGCAATGCGTTCACGCTACGATAGTCAGTCAGGAACCGAGACCTTCTACAACGAAGTTAACTCTGCGTTCTCTGGTCAGCCTGGTGGTGGTACAAAACTAACTGCTGGCGATACAGACGTATCTGCTGGTATGGGTACAACTGATCAGTCAGGTACTAACCCATCTGTACTTAACCCAGTTGGT